TTGATAGAAAAAATCAAACAGGCTGCTTCATTTTTATATTGGGGAAAAATGATGGCTGGTTTTTATCGAACCAATTTGGGAAGAGTCGCGCTTCAACAACGTAATATTGCTTTAAATGCCAAACAAAGACGTTTACTTCTATTAATTGATCATGAAGATTTTCAAAGTCTCAATACGGAGTTTAAAAAACGCATTGCTCCACCAGAACTCATTCAACAACTTATTGACTTAAAGCTTATTGCCCCTATTAGCGAAAACGATTCAGAATTTACTGAACAAATAGCTCTCTCAGAATCACCTACCACGGGTTTAGAAGTAAAAGTGCAACAAAAAAGCACTATAGATGAAAATGAAAGTGCCGATTTGACTGGAGAAATTAAAGTTTCTCTAGAATCATTATGCCATTCTTCAAATATTGAAAATATCCAACCCGTAGTTCCATTTAAACAACTTACTTTTGAAGAAATCCAACAATTAATGAAGCAAAGCTTGAGTCAATACTGTGGACTTATGGCCAAACCACTTATTCAGAAAATAGAACAAATTAAAAATCTTCAAGAACTGAAAATGTGCCAAATGCAATGGATTACCAGTTTGCAAGAGTCAAGGATTCCCCCTCATGAGCTGGCACATACGCTTCACTCTATTAATTATTCAATTCAGCTCATTCAGCAAAAGAACTAAAACATAACAAGCTGCTGTTTAATTAAGCATTAAATTCACTTGGTACGTATTTCGTGCTTTACCTGCAAGTGTTTTTTTCCTATGATGTGCCCCACACATGCGCTCGTAGCTCAGTTGGATAGAGTACAGGTTTCCGAAGCCTGGGGTCGTGGGTTCGATCCCCGCCGAGCGCACCAATCTATTTTATAAAATCAATAACTTAACTATATTTTGGCGTATATTTGGCGTAATGCGCTATTTATCCACAGGTTTAGAGGTAATTTTGCTTCTTATCAAAGGTCCATCTTTTACCATTGTAAGTCACAGTTCCATCCAAATTAATCGGCAACTCTTTTAATGAGTAGTCATAGATTTTAAGAACATTCCCGTTCTTATCTAAATCAGCGGGTAGATTGCAAGTATTCTCCATTCTCCCCGCTTCCGAAACCATGATCATGACTTGCGACATCACAAAGCCCTTACACAAATCGAGACATTCACATTACTATTAATAGTGTGAGCTGTGCAACCTGAGAAGAGGAGGCACAGCATTAAAGCTAATTTGCACTTAAACATTTTTGGTGCCTGTCTAGTTGTCTTACCCAAACCCCATAACAGCCATTTTTACGGATACTACAGTCACGCTTTGCAACATACTTCCATTTTAGTAAAGCATTACAGGCAGCAATATGATTACCTTTTATAAGCTCCCTCTTCATGGAAGATTGATTCCAGTTGCTTTGCCCAAAGTTATAAACGAAGTCTAAATAAACATCGTATTCCGTTTGGGTTAATTTCACACCTGGTAGAGATTTACGAAAAGCTATTTCATCTTTAGATATGTGAGCTTTTGAAATTTGAATAGCACGTTCTTTTGTGATTGGCTTGTCAGTCATTTTGACTGGTGTGCCATTTTCATATTTAGTTGAGCCGATGCCAATAGTTGCCACCTTACCACTATCTAAATATGGCTTTGAGCTGTAACCCTCATACCCAATTAAAGACCCAAAAAAAGCAGCCGAGGCCACCATTGCCCCCACTACAAACTTATTCTTGTTGGACATTAGTTCCAGCCCTCTTTTGATTCATATTAAACTCATGAATTTCCTGTTCACGCTGCATACGCATCAGTGACTCAAGCTCTTCACGTTTATTTTTCTTAATTTGGAAGTACGCATTAAGCGCAAAACCAGCTAATGCAATTAAGACACCTGTTACAGCCAGCCAGTCTACAGAAGCGGCCCAACCAACAAGCGTTGCTGTTCCCCCTGCATAAGTGGCTTTAGATCCAACTGTTGTTGCAACAACTTCAACAGCTTGTGAAGTATTTTCAGTCATGCCTTCCCCCTAATTCCGGCAATAAAAAAGCCCTAACTTATTTAAAGCTAGGGCTTGCGGTGGTTTGTTGTGCGTTTAAATTTCATCAAAAACTGAAGCTACAATTTTCGAGAACAGTGCTGCACCGTTGTCGTTAAAGTGAACACCGTCATAACTCAATGTAGTGCCCGTTTTGTCGCTTGGCTGCATGGCCTCCCAATAGCTGCCATAGTAGTTTTCGGCAACAGATTTAAACGTGCTAAGAATTGGAATAAACAAATATTCTTTACTCGCAATATAACGCTCAACTGCTTCATAGTTTTCAAAGTTAGTCTTAACACGACCCACATTCGATGTATCTACTATTGCACCGTTTGTGGCTGCTGTAGTCACAGTTCCAAACTTTGGTTCATATGTAGTGCTATCCCATGCGCTACTAACAGCACTTGATGCTGCCAATGTATCGCTATAAAAGATCACATCACATTTTGTATATGCGTCTGATTTTGCATAAAGCGAAGTCGGCATGTCGTTAAACTCATTGAAATAAGCACGTTTTGCGATGTTTACATAATGTAGGGGATCTTTTGTCAAAGCAGATGGCTCAGATGCACCCCAGTTGATGATCGTAACTTCAGCTAAAAGCAAATCAGGATTGAATGACCAGATGTCTGTATCTTGCCATTTATCTAAGCGATTTCCTGTCGGGTCACCCCACTCATGCCCACCCCTTGCCCCGTTAATAACAAAAAGCATGTACTCACGTGGTGACCACTCAAAGCCGACGACATTAAACCGACCCGTCGCACTCACTTTGCTAATCGTTATTTGCTTTTCAGTACCAATTGAATTAACACCACCCGCTTTGTTCTTGCAGCGCATTTTCAACCGTTTTTGATACTGAGTATTCCCTTTTGTCGCACTTGCCGCCGATTCAAGATTAGAGAATTGATAGTTATGAGCTTCGACCCAATTTGAACCATCAAACACTTCAACATAATTAACACCTTGTGTAATTTCTATTCTTGAATCACAGCCGTTCGTATTTGTTCGATATACAAAGTTAAACTGCCACGCATTCGCAGGAATTTTCGTTGAAACACTTGCATTTGCATCTGTTGTCGTCTTTGTAAGACCGTTTTTGATGTATGTGTGATCATCCCAATCATCAGCTTGAGTTGTCACACTCCAACTTGAATTTGAGTAAAAAATATCATCATGATCATAACGACGATATTTTTGACCATCCCAATGCGCTATCAACTTATCGAAAACTGATGAGGCTAAGTCATGAGTATGCAATGCAGCTGGACGAATTGTTGCGTCAGCACGATCAGAAGCATACAAATTGCCTTGCGTTAGTGACGTTCCCGTTAGCACGACAGTAACATCCTGATTTTTATCTTTAAATTTTTGATAAAAATTAGGGCATTTAACACGTAACTTGTCGAAGTAATTTAATATCGGAAAAACACTACGAACTGTTTGATCTACAACGGGAATCTTGGACAAAAGTGCGTTAGATAATCTTTCAACTTTAAAATTGACAGCATAATCATATGTACAGTTGACATATAACTTAGATGCATTGGCCGGTATAGTGATAATATAATCTTCATCAACACTATCAGAAGCTTTGAATTGCAATATATTGCCGTCTTTATCAGTAATATAGTGCTTACCAGCTACGCCAAAAGTCTTAGTGTTAATTGAATAGCTATGACCCTCTTTAACATCAAAATCTAATGCAAATAATGCGTCATTTGACTCTTTTCTAATGATATTACTTGGGGCATAAAAGAATGTGTAATCAAGAACAAAAGCTCCAACACTTAAACTCTTTGCAAACACATCAGTAATTTTTTCAACCTTAAAACTATTGCGTAAAGCATATACACAGTTCACGTACAATTTAGACGCATTTTTTGGGATGCGAATAATATAATCTTTCCCACGGTCTCCTGCTGGCTCTTGTGTTATAACTGTATTAGAGCTATCTGCAATTATGTATTGAGGTGCAGTGCCATATGTAGATGTACGAATTAAATAAAACTCGCCACTTGCAACATCAATACTCTTTGAGAAAAACCCGCTATTTGTATTTGTTACAACGCCATTATTGTTAGAGTAAAATTGAAAGTCACTGGCTCCAAGTCCTGCATAACTTAAGTTGCTAATTTCATTATTAAGCAAATAAAATTTAAAGTTAGTATAACTATTAATACAGTTCACATATAACTTTGCCCCATTTGCTGGGATAGTGATTACATAATCTTGTTCCAATGTTTCAGTAGAAGGTAGTGTTTTTAAAACATTGCCACTTGCATCAGCAATATAAAAAGAACCAACTACGCCAAAAGTCTTAGTATTAAAAACATATGTTTGGCCAGCTTGCACTGCAATTGAAACTGCGAACAATCCTGAGTTAGATTCTTTAATAATTACATTGCTTGGTGCGTAATAGAACGTATTAAGCTGCTTGGCGTTAGTGTTTGAAAGAATATCAATAAAAGGCTTTGTAAGAGCATAGATGCTTAAACCTTCATCTTTCCATTGCGAAGTAGCAGCATTCCATAGATAGTTTTTCTTTGTGTCAAATGCATAGGCTTGTTTTGGATCTGTTTCGCCCGGTACAAATGCCAATAACTGAGCTTCTGTTTCAAAGTACTTGATGCCATTGGCGCTTGTTGCAATCTGAAGCTGAAGATTTTGTTCTGCTGCTAAAGCTCGGTTCTTTTCAGAATCAATATTTCCTTGCAAAATATCTTCAGCAGTAGTTGCACGAGTTTTTTCAGCTTCTACTAAACTTTTAACAACTTTGATACTTGATAACTGGTCATAAGAAAGTAATTGTCTTATTGGGTAGTTATTCCGATTGTTAATCGCTATTGAACAAGACGATTCCTCAATAAAAATTGCAGATGGAACATTATCTTTAACGATTAAACCATTGCGGACAGAAATAGGCTGAGTTGCAAGTTGAGTCTTTTCTTCATCCCAGTATACTGAAATTGGGAATTGTTTTGCATCTTTCCCACTTTCTCCAAAAAACAAGAAACCCGCATTAAGCGGGCTTCCATCGATATCACTAAAAAGTGGGAATGGTGTGGTTATTTTATTGCTCATCTCTCTACCCTAATACTATAAAGTGGATTTTTGCTGGATCAAACCGACCTTGCGAGCTATCCCCGCCAAATGTCGTAACAATCCTGAATTTGGTTGTGGTTTTAGTAAAATTCCCATCTAAATTTGCTGATCTAGCATCATTGCCTGCTGTAATTTCTAAAGCTGGTAGAACTGTATAGTCGGTGTTAAACATAGCTTTGGTGAGTGTTACTTCATACAAGCCAACACTCACACGTGTTACGCTCTCGAAGTTCCCCCCACCAATCTTTGTGCCATCCCCACCAAACACACCATGTGCACGCGCACCAAAGACAGGTGCATCACCAGTAGCATTAAGAGCTTTTGCGACGGCCTCAGGCATCTTTTTAGGTGTGATTGCTACTGTGTCAAGTTCCCCTGCTTTGGCTTCTGCAGAAGTGGCGACTCGGATAATCCCCTTCTCTGTTTCAGAAGCATCTTTCACTTTGTTGGTAAACTTCTCGTCCACCTCGTCCTTTGAATAAACTTCTAGATTCGTTCGGGCTTCGTCCTTGTTAGGCAAGTCATCAAGGTTTTCACCCTTCTTGAGAATCGTTGCGTTGATGTCAGCTTGGGAATCACCTGTAACCGGATCTACAACTGCGTCAGGAGTAATACCAGGATTAAGATTGATAAAAGCAGCATTCCAGATATCAATTTTTTGTTTGTTCTGAACAAGGATTGAAACGATTGGATCGGCTGTAAATACTTCCCGTGGTGCCCCATTTTTCACTACATAACCATTTCTAGTTCTGAGTGGATTCTCAGCAGGCATCGTTAATGCTGCGTCATAAAATATGGCTATTGGCGATGCAATTGGGTTCTTTCCTTTTTGACCGATAAAAATAAACCCCGCATCTAGCGGGGTTCCATCTGTGTCATTGTATATGGGGAATGGCGTCGAGACTCTATTGCTCATTCTTTCGTACTCCGTGGTTTAAGAGCTTGAGTTACACGCGCTCTGACCTTGTTGTCTTTAATATGTTTGGTTGCAAGTCGAAGTGCTGAAGCTACTGGCGCAGGGAATCCAGACAAGCCAGACATTGCAATGTCCATTGCAGCAGCTAGTGTTGCAGCCGTATTGCTATGGTTAATTGCAGCTGATGTAGGAGTTGTGAACAAAGTTTTAGAGATTTCATTAATTGCACGAAGTTTCTCTGCACCTTGAGGACCAAAGATGTAATCCAATTTGCCTGCATCATCTAAACGCTTAATAGCCTTATTTAAGGCAGCAGCACTAATCATTTGATTGCCTTGAGCATCTGGCGCAACACCTGATGTAGCAGCACTCTTAATCTCTTGAAGCGTCTGCCCTTGGATATCACGCCATGCTTGCTTACCTTCTTCCCCTGCTGTTAGGAGAGCGCGTTTAGCAACACGAAGATCATCTAGTGAACCATCATGAATGATTCGCTTTTGTATATCCTCAAGTGCAACACGACGGTCCTCAGTTCCAGCTTTATTAGTAGTTAGGTCACGAATAATAGTGCGATTTTCCCAATGGTCAGCCATGCGCTTACGTTCATTCCGTGCCGCTTTATACAGATTGCCTACAACTGGCTCTACATGTTGATCAATCATATCTTTAAGAATTGCAGCCTGCCGGATATTTGGCGCTTCCTGATTTGTGTTGGCATTAATCTCTTGGCGCCATTTCTCCATTTGTTTAATCGTTGGATTGTTTGGAATTAACTCCCCATTCTCACCACGTATAGCAATACCTAAAGATTCTGCTGTGCGTTTAGCACTGGTTAGAATTGGAGTAGTTGGCAAATCTGGCTGTGAGTTCAAGTAGTCAATTACAGACATTGGATCATTTTCACCAACTCTTACTGGTTGGGTTAAATCTACAGGAGTCTGCGCCTCTTCGGACTTGTCAGCCTTTGCATAAGCAACACGCACACGATTCTTATCTGCTTGTAATTGCTTTTGAAGAGCTTTATCAACTGCAATACCAGTTTCACGCATATTTGTAGCTTGAGCACCAGTCATATCAATAAATGCATCGATATTCTGTTGCATTACCTGATGCTGCTCTTCTTGGCGTTGTCGAAGTGGAGCACCCAATTCAGCATCTTTAGAAGTCTCTACTTCAAACTTGAGCTGTGCAGGATCACGTGTCATTTGCCCTTCTGTCAGTTGAACTGGATAAGGCAAATCCTGTGAAAGTGCTTGACGAATGGTAGCTTGATCAACTTGAGCCGCACCCATATTTGCAGACGCTGGGCCTTCTACCTCTGGTGTTCTCATACCAACCATTTCGCCAACACGCTGAGCGCCTGAACGCACAGCATTTGCTGTTGCTTGAATTGGTCTCTGTACTGCTTGCCCTGCGCGCTCTACCACTGGTGCAACTGCTTGCGCTGTGCGAATGGCTTGACCTTGTGCAATTGGCGCAACGCCACGTGCAGCTTGACCAACTAAAGCCAATTCACTTAAAGCGGGAGTTAAAGCCACTAAAGGTTCAGAAATTTCACCCAAAGCTTGAGTGTATTCCTGACCTGTTTGGGTTCTTGGTGCATAGGTTAAGTCTGCTGCACCTTCTGCCGCATTTTGTGAAATGCGTTGTGCCGCTTCTGGTGTGCCGAAATTACCTGAAAGGATTTCACGGCCTGCTTGACCTAGAGTTCCACCTAACATTCCAAGTGTTCCGCCTGTAGCACCTGTGGCAGCAGATAAAGCTGTTTCACCAACACCTAATGCACGTTGTCCTAATGTTGGTTCAGGTGCAGGAGGCGCCACAATTGTTTGTTCGGTAGGTTCTTGAACTATGGTTCCACCTTGATCAAAATCAGGTAGGTTTGATTGATTGCGAGATGCTACAGGAAGCTTAACTAAGCCCGCCTTCATATCCGCTTCTAAATCTGCTCTTTGTTGCGCATTTAGTCGACCAGATACATAAGCATCTGAAACAGATTGAGGTAAGGTTACAGGCTGTGCTTTTGCTTTACCAAATAACTGTGCACCTTCTGGCAACATGATAGCGCCTGACCGAACATCAGATTCAAAGTCCTTTCTTTGCTGAGCATTTAGTTTGCCAGCCTTATACGCTTCATAAACTTTAGCAATAGTAGGCGCTTGTTGTTCTTTCATACTTGCCACTGCACGTTGAAAAGTGCTTTGTTGTGGAACTTGTCTGCCATTTTGAGCGGCCAATACTCGTTTGCGATAAGCGGAATTTACACTACCCCAGTTTGTGCGGTCTATGCCTCCGTGGTATTCCCCAATTGCTGCCTCAACATTACCTTTGTTTCTCTTAAGTGATTCTTGTAAGAGAAGCCCTGCTGCCATTGCTGCGTTCTTGTCATTAAGATAAGCATCAACACCATACTTCTTTAAAACTAGATTTCGAGTAGTTGGCGTGATTTGGTAAACAGTTTTGGCGCCTGCACTACTTACTTGGTCAGCATTAGACTTTTCACCATGCATAACAATGTTTTGGAGTAACCCAGTCGGCAACTTTAAAAGTTTTTCAGTATTTGCTGATAAACCTGACCAGTACGGATCTTTATAACTGTTTGCCATAACTTTTCCTCAGGCAATAAAAAACCGACCATTTATAGGTCGGCTTAAATATTTAGTTTCATTACATTTTCCAGATATATGTACATATAATCAAAGTGATAAGGATCGCAACAAAGCGCCATGCTTTCATCTCATTCATTTCCTTTAGACACCAGTTAATTAATTTGATAAAATCTTCCATATAGATTTATTTTCCTCTTACTTTCGTCGGTTGGTGGAAATGCAAAAACCCCGATGCGTCAACATCGGGGTTTTGTTTTGGGTATTAAAAAGTAACCTAAATTTTTTTACCTAAAGTATTAGTAAAAATCTATTCATGGTTGCTTAAGTAAATACTTTGGATGAATCTTGCCTGTAAAGATGAAGGAAATTATCATTATAAGTAATAGGATAAATATTGAACCACCAAATACAGCACCCCAGTCTTGATAACTATCTCGGAGTGTAATAAAAATTGCAGTGAATGTTCCAAATAACCACAAAATCCAGCTAACTAGTAAAATTCGCCTAAATACTAATTTTAAATAATTCATTGTTCGTTATCCTGAGAAGAATTTTTAAGCCTCAACCCTTCACAACTATAGGCAAGTATCGACTCACCGATAGTGTTTGGGATGACATCTCTCATATCTACATAAGAGTTATTTAATTGAGTCCCAAAAACCTTTCCATTTTTATAATGCGTTTGAGACTTAATTCCTACAGTATTGTCATTACAATTGCTGTAAAAAAGGATCATAGAGTAGTCGCCAACTGATAACCCATCCTTAGTTAGATCATTATAAATTAAGTCTTTAACCCATGCCTTTACAACGTTTTTGCCATATGAATTAGTTGCAGCAATACTAGGAATATTAATATAGTACTTTGATTCATCTGTTTGATTAATTTTAAACCAGTCGTCAGCTATGGAGTTTGTTGCAACTGTTAACAAGGCACAAGTGATAAATATTTTTTTCATAAAGTATCCCCCTTTTTCAAGAAGGATACCAGAAAGTTGATTACTGTACAGCCGACATATAACTACGTTGTCCTGTACTAATTTGGCGTTGAACTGCTTGGTTTGACTGAGTTTTCAAAGCTTTACCAATATTTTTGGTTGCATAACCACTAAATGTAGTACCAGCTGGTACTTTTACACCTAGTATTTCAACGTCACGTTTTGTACTTCCCATATTTCCAACTTGGTTGACCCATTCAGCCTGCATTTGCTGATAAGCGGCATCGCGTTGGTTCATCTTGGCCATTCCACGAAGGAATGAAGCAATAGTTTTTGAATCGGCTGTCTCAGATGGGAAGCCTTTCAAAGCCATTTCAATATCCTTATCTGTTGCAGGCCCTGGTGGAAGCATTTTAATTGCTTGAGAATTACGAATTCTTGTGTATTCATTACGCAATTCAGTCATTGCACTCTGATTACCCGTTTGGCCCTTAATCCACTCGCCAAATCGGCTAAATGCGCCATAACCACCACCAGCTGACTGAATACGATTAGCTAGATCTAACTGTTGATTTGCAGCTTGCTCGGAAGCTACAGATGCAATCATCGTGTCATTTACAAGCTTTTGAGCGCCATCAGACAATTTAACATTTGATGGATTCAGCTCTTGAAGTTTTAATGAAGTTTCAGTCTCAAGCTTATCTCGATCAAGTTGGCGTTTATCTGCCATGTCCTGAATTGTTGCGTAGTTCAATGCAATCTGTGAGCCAGTCTGATCGATACTGCCTTGTAGTTGCTGAGGTTTGTAACGGTTTTCAATGACTTGTCCCTGTGTCTCGGCTGTCGTTTTAGCTGTATTCGCTGCAATTTGATTCAGTTCATAAGGCTGTTTTTCATTTGATCGCTGCTCGTCACCAAGCGTAGACAAAATATCCTTGAACTTATCAGGATTTACCGAAGACATAAGCATTCCAATTGACGAAGCAGCAGCATCTGGTGATTTATCAATCAATCCAAGAACCATTTTCAATTGGTTTGCTTCAGACTTTTTACCAGAATTATCGTAAGCCTGAATCTGCTCATTGAGGATGTCTTTTGCAATCTGTGGTTGCTGCGAACGTAGTGCAGCATAGACCTGAGAAGCTGTATTTAAAGTTTGCTGTTGTTGCCCAGCATCCAAGATACCCCAAGCCTTCTGGTATGGTTCTGCTAGGTCAGGATAGCGAGAGATAATACTTGAATAATCGTCTGCTGTTTTGTTAGGGATTAAAGAAAATTTATAGAGATCTTCTTTTTTAACTTGTTGTTGCAACAAGGCAGCTTTTCTTTGCTCCTCCTCAATCTGCTGAGCTTTTAAAATATTGTCTTGTTGGGTCATTTGAGCGCCACGTTGCCAACCTTGCATTGCACGCTGAAATGGATCTACCACATCCATAGAATAATCAATAGGTGCTATAGCCATAAAATCACCATCCTAAAACTTATACTTAGCAAATGTACCAATTGAATCAGCAATATTCCCATACATATTCGCATTCAGTTTGCCTTGCTGTAAGTAATTACCAGCCTGAGCCGCGCCTGATTGCTGAAGTAAATTACTTATGTTTCCAGCCGTTTGCATGCCAGCATTACCAACACCAGCAGCAGCGTTTTGACCTAAAGCAGTTAAGCCACCTAGGTTTGAATACTGCTGATTGATTAATTGGTTTAATAACTGAGGTCTGAACTGAGACAATGCAGATTGTGTGTTGCCACCACGCAAACCACCCGTAGCTGAGGCATTCTGCAAAATAGCGTTTTCACCTTGCTGCATATAGGTCTGCATGGCTTGGCTATTGTTAATTGCATCAATTGCTGCTTGTTGCTTCTCAGCCCCATTCAAACCAAGTAAATCTTGCTGACCAGATAAAGCACCTGTGCCAGCATTCACAAACGGCTTCATTAATTCTTGCAGGGCATCAAATTGACGTCTTGTTTCATCAATCCCCGCCATAGCTGCGTTTTCTTGAGCTTGTGATGCTCTGTCAGCGGCTTTTGCTTGTGCTCGACTACTTGCAATACTGCCAATCAGTCCCGCACCACCTGCAATTACTGCACCTACTGGCATGAGTATTCTCCTTTAGTTAACCCAACAAGAAATTGATCAAGAAGTTTCCCATCTTTAAGAAATGAAGCTCTATTAATACCTTCCACCTGAAAACCTAGCATTTGGGCAAAGAGCTTAGCCTTCCTGTTGTTTTCAGGAATCCATGAAATCACTTTTTGATGGTTTTCAAAGATAAGATTCAAAATTAACTTGCCAGCCTCGATAGCTTTAGAACCTCTGAGGCCTGGTAATAAACATGTATGAATCTCAATAGCGATGGAATTGTGTTTGATCAGTAAGAAAAGTCCTTGAGTGGTATCGTTTTCAACAACACCAACCCACTCATGTGGGCCTAGATTCTGAACTTTCTCATTTTGCGTTGGGTCGTCACAAATATCTTTTTGAACATGTTCATTTAAGATGATCCGGTTAATTTCTTCCAAATCATCAAGTTTAACTAGGTGCATAATCACCTCATGTTATTTCACGTCCAGATGCGCGAATTACAAGCGAGTCAGCCGTATCGACTAATGTGCTAATTGATGAGCCTACTTCTAGGTTATGGCCTACAAGCTCTGGGCAGATATATGTATCACCCGCTGCAACCGTTTTTTCTTTAATTACAAGGTTTGATGTTCCAGCAGTAGAACTAGCTAGAACCAGATTTGCACTAAACTTAACTACGCTTGCTGAGGTGTTTGTAATTGTGAATTTGTCAATTGCTGTTGGCGCTTGAGCGATAAACTGTGTCGTTTGAGTATTCTCTGCATATTTTGCGGGAATTAGTTCTTTTGCCTTAATAGCCATTTAAGTAACCTCTAAATTGAAATTTACGTACTCGAGCGACTGGCAAACAGGATTGAGTACATCTGATTCGATGAATTCTTGTCTTGGTAAATAATCATTGTTATTTAGATTGGCTAAGCATTCATGTTTGGGTTCTGTAGCAACCATTTCAGCCAGATCAGCCACAGCCTCAATAAGCGATATGGCTAGAAATGCATTACTTAAAGCTGCATCTGCTGTTATTTGTGCGCCTTGAATAGCTTCTGCATCACCATCTGCAATTGAAGGCAATACACGGAATAACTTTTCAAATGCTTTTACTAAACGCTGATTACCACCACACATGCGCTCTAAATCCGAGCGTAGTGGCGTTTTCGGATCTGATAAAGCCATTTACACCACCAATGGCTCTAACTGAGCCTCTAAGCGTGAAATTGAAAGTCTTGCATTTGAAGTTCCTCGGAACTTTTGTATGCGCCATTCATTCATATAGCCCTGCTGGAACCAAACGAGACGTTTGTTTCGCTCACCCACTCGACCTGCTTTAATCATCTTGGGATTTGACCAGATCACACCATCTAAAGAGTATTGAGTCTGAATAGTAGGAGTTTTATTTAGTTCAATTCGACCAGTTAAAGCGACTAGCTCGATTTGATGGAAGATTGCACCACGTGACTCGTTGTAGAGAATTGTCGTGCTAAACTCCCAATCTACTTCTAAGCCCCAGTGCTCACCTTTTTGGTTGTTTAAGACGCCAAGCTTTGGAAGGGTTGGATGACCAACCAACCATTTCCCATAACACCAGACATGGTTTTGAGCGTTGTACTGTTTGCCAGATGACAAAGTAAACCAGATAGGCTGACCTACTGCCTCAGAAGCCGATGCATCGTAAACAAGGGTTTGATTTGGCAAGTGAAGGTAAAGCCAGTTATGGCCCTCTACCGAACGAGACTCAAGCAAGCATTTTGATAAAGTCTTTTCATCATATTGATGAATGATCTGCTCAATCTCACGAGTTGAAATCTTTTGAGCAGAACCATTGGCAGATAACCACAAAGCAACTGGCTCGTTCTTAGCGCTACCAAGAAATGCGATAGCATCTACAAACTTACAGCAAGTGTGAGTGCCTAAGGCCCCACGTGTTGCCATTGCCCCATCAATTCGACTAAATGGGAAGTTCTCGCCACCAACGTTGTCGAAGACTTCAATTGAATAGCGGTTAAGAACATAGACCTCATTACGAAGTTTAATTAAGGCAACAATTGGGTCTGGATCAACTTCTGATGAACCATATTTCAATGTGCTTACAGCAAATGGATCATTTAATTCAGTGATGACAATAAACACGCCATCTGTTGTCATGAAGTAGCCATCAACCCAAATAACATCTAACACGTCACGCAAATCTTCATCAGTGACGCGCTTTAGTTCAGTGCCGTTATACAAGTAAAGATATGTACCTGAATTGATAGCCAAGTAATCAAAAGAATAGTCAAAATTACAGTATCCAGATCCACGAACATCACCTATTTCTGTAATCGTGGCATCTGCATTTACTTTGACGAGCTTATTGCCACAAACGCGATAACAAACCCCATTCCACTCAATTCCACCTCGATCTATACCTGGTAGATCTGCAAAATGATCCACCCCCTCAGCAGGTCGCAAATAACCCTGAGATATGCCATTTTCTTTAGGAACAGGTATTAAATTAAGTGGATAGGAAGTTCGGAAATCTGCGTTTTGATCTGTGTAAATGCCATTCATTACAGGGATTTGCATAGCTACCCCCTGCGGTACCAAGTGCCCGATAATTTGTCGTACTGAAGGCTAAAGAATGCCGTTGCTGAGATTGCATTTGGCGCACCAATAACAGCCGCCCCATTGCCATTAACAGTGAAATTAGTGATCTGTTGTGAACAGGTGAAGATCACCATTTGCTTATCTACAACTTCTGCTGAAACAGGTAACTTAATTGTGCCATTTGCAATTCCTGCCGACGGATTTAATAGCAGATATGTACCTTCAGGATGATTCTCAACATCTAATGTAAAATCGCTATTCGGGTTAAAGTGCTGAACAATTGGACTGGTTCCAGAATCTGGCTGTTCTGGTTGATTTTCTTTGATCCAGTCCAGCAGAATGTCTTGAGGTAGCCCACGGAAATCAGAACAATTAGCCTTATACAAAACAAACTGATCACCAGATTCGATTCTATCTGTTGTATTTAGTCGCTTACTCATTAAAGAACCCCACACTTTGATCAGGTGTTAAGACATCATTGTCTTGAGTTTGTTGGATAAATGGATCGCATGATTTATTGCCTGCACCACTTGGTAGTTCACAGCTAAATTTCATCTTCCCACTTGCCCTTGCGCATAAGATCAAGAATTTCAAACAAACCTGCTTCTACACCATTTGAACCATCTGGCCATGTGGCATGTGTTGGCAACATATTGAATCCAGCTTCTTTGTAATAAGACTTTTGCTGGTTGCCTGAACCTCTTTCAGTCTGCAAACCATCAAGAGGCCATGCAATTGGAACACCCTCAGCCCATGACTTAACCGCGCCCCAAGCTTCATTAGGAGATACTTGGCGCTGTTTCCATGCATGAGTGACATAGATCGTTTCTGTATCCATATCAATTGCAAGTTGAGCTTGTGCTTGCGGGTGATCCCAACCAAAGTCCATGCCGCCAATAACCATCCAGTGATCTGGAATCTCAAACGGATCGCATGTAATGAAATCTTCACTCAAATCATAGATACGACCATGACCAAGCATTGGAACGCCTTTTGTTCGCATTTCTCTTTGATGTGGTGGAAATGACTCTAGAAGCGTCTGTTTTGTCTGCTCAGATAAATGCGTTACATCATCCCAACCAGCTTGAATCAGATACTGACCTTTTGATGGAGTATCCATAAACTGAATAACCAGATCAGTTCGACCATTCTCAGGTGTGAACGTTAGAATTCCTCTACCGCCTCTACCTTGATCGCCTGTTGCAGTACGAGTCAAAACCTGTGGGAAAATTTGCTGATCTTTTGGCTCTTCGTCAATGTGATACCAGTCAACACTGTCACCCATCAATGCATGCTGCCCTTGAGAGTAGGACCACAACTGAACTTTTGATGTTTGATATTGAACATCGCCACCACCACCATGACGCACATAAACAGTACGCATAGCATTTGGTGTGCCCGTCATTGACTCATGCTCAAGAATGTATTCAGGCGGGATTAGCCCCCCAGTCCAATTATTCTCAATACGTCTACCAAAAATAGGAGTTTGCAAGAGGTCTCTGATCTTTTCGCCTGAGTACCCTAATAGCCAGATTAAAGGAGCTTTATCAAAAGTATGCCCATCCCACCAATCCGGGTAATGTCCAAGAGCATGAATGGTATCCACATAAGTACCGGTCATTGTTTTCCCGACACGGTTTGCAGCCATTAACATGACTTGGGAATATTGTTTAGTAGCCCAAATTAACTCTTTTTGGAATGGATAAAGTTTTGCACCAAAGTCTTTATATCTATATTCTTCAAGGCGTCGCGCCTTTTCTTCCAGCAATGCTAAATACTCAAGCTTCTCCTCTCTTGTCATTTTGCATCACCTTATTTTCAAGCTCTTTGATGCGCTTATCTAAGTCATCATCGCCCAATTGTTTAATATCAACTTTTCCTGAATGTTCGTGCTGAACTTTGTCAGTAAACATATTCATATGCTTGCCAAGTAGCTCATTGGCTTTGTTAGCAGCGGAAAACTCACGCTCTGCCATAGCTTGTTCAGCAATGTCTCTAAGGTTTTTAATTACCATGTACTGGTCAACACGAAGGTCAGCCATTCGTTCTAGATTTAGATACGCAATACGATCTTGAACATCTTGGCGCTTAAACACATCCCAAGCATTCTGGCGTTTCTCATATCCGGCGGCTAAGCCAGCCTCAGAAATTCGTAGTTTGGGGTTTGCAATATATTCTTGGCAGAACTTTTCATGACGCTCGTTCTCTAAAGGTTCTGCGCCTTTGATTTGTTCTTCCATTGGTACCTCTATTTTTCTAATGCATACTTCAAGTCATCAGGAATAGGCAAAGCTATACCTAATTCCTTAAGTGCAAATGCTTCGATTAAGTTTAAATATTCTGTGAATTGCGTAGTGTTCATGCGAGTAGTTGAAGTCTCACGAATAACACCGTCTGCAATAGCTCTGAATTGCTCGGATTCGCTTTGTTTTAGGTTTGATATGGCTAAACACATCTCAGCGTAACTTTCATCGTCACGCTTCAAAATATTGATCAGGAACTTCTTCTTGTATTCGAAGTGCAATTGCTCTTCATCATTACCTGTTTTCTTATGTATTACATGAAGCCATTTCCAGTAGAGCCTGTTTTGTGCTTTGGATCTATTGCGCTCATCTGGCTTAATGGTAACTACAAGCGGCTTCCCTTCACTCGCTGCCTTTGCATGATTAGTATTGAGATAGCCAATTACATAGTTAATGTCAGAATGGTTTTTGATGACGAATCGTGGCTCCATTTCAAAACACCTCATCATCTTTAAAATTAAGCATCCGCTCTGTTTTTTCTAACATTGCATCAAACCAGATAACTGCTTGATCTCTTGTCATTGTTAGCAGTTGGTCGTATTCGATATGGTGTTGCCTACAAAGTGGGATTGTCTTTGAGTCACAAGCCTTTAATCCCATACCCTTATTGTGAGCACCTTGATTGCTATGGGCAGCGTCCACTGGCGTTCTACCACACATAACACATGGCAACCTTCTTATTGCAGCAAGTCGCTTTGCATCACGCATGAAGGTTACTTCTAATATTCTTCACTTGGTCTTTGTGTCGCTTAATCTTCGCGTCAATTTCAAGCATCTCTTTCGCAGTCATTAAACTACGTGAAAGGTTTTGAAGCTTTTCTATTTCATTGCACAAAGCATTTAAATTCTTCTTCGCTTCGATTGTGTCCATGTTCACCCCAATGCTTCTTGTAGATCCGTTAGCTTGTAATGAGTATGTGGATTGTTTATTCCTACAATGCATTTATCAGCACAATAGCCATGCACTTTAAAGTGTTCATTCCATTCATCTACGTAATACACTGCATCAGGATGGGCTTCTTTCAGGATGTCTGAAATCTTCGCTTTGCCCAGCTTTTCAATTAATTTCTGCGCTTTCATAAACACCCCAAAAAAGAAAACCCTGTCAAACGACAGGGCTACAAATTTAACTTAGATGAAACAAGTAAGAGGTCGTCAACCCTCCACTTCAGCTGTATCTGACCAATGCACTAAGGTTTTGCATCTTATTGGTAGTACGTTTAACCCTAACTGTTTACTTGCTTCTCTAAATTAAGAACCTCTATAAGGAGGCTACAAACACTTAATCTTTCCAAACTTTCTGCATTCTTTCTGATTGAACATGTCGGATTCATATTCCCAAACATGAATGCAAAAGACCCGCTTAATTATTCGGAGCATGTGAACCTCCAAAAAGCAAAGGAAACGTAGCGAAAGCTTTTAGAAATGCTTTTTATCTTCAATAGTTAGAGGATGAAAAATCATATAAGCTTCAACCTGATCTAACTTGATAATATCGCCAAGATCAGGGCGATCTACTGTAAGAGTGAAATGTTTATCTTCACTATCACACATATCCCACACAGCAGGTAGGTAATCAGTTGACTCGCTGTCAACTTTGATTGCTAATACACATAATTGATTTGGTTTAGTTGGTGCATGTCGGTTTGATAGCCAAGCCATTCTTCTTCTCACTTTTCAATAGGCAATAAAAAAGCCCACGATTAAGTGAGCTTTGATGTGTTGGTCTTCGGAAATCCGTAATACGACCAGTATAGAAAAACATTACCTTAAATCCGTTTAGCTGTCAATTGTTTAGCTTTTTACGGTACTGCCCTACATAGAAATCGATTTCATCTTCCATGTCTTTCAAAATAATATCTACCATTGCGCCAAGATAAGCATAGTTCTTGCTATATGTATCTGCTTTGATCTCATCAATCCCGCAGAACTTCAATTGTCCCTGCAAAGTACGATCTTCTTTGATCACTGGACGCATCTTAAAGAATACCTGCATGCGAGCTACCTTCATGCAAAACAATTTAAGGTCAAAGTGATGTCGCTGACGCTCTTTGCTTGCTGCTTCATGTAATATCTCACCAATATGCTCAACAAGCGTCTTAAATGCCTGTGTCGTGTCTCTTGAATCACCCCACACTAACATCTCGCAATATGCCTTAGTTGCCTCATCTTCAATTGAAGCTATAGCCCCGCAACGTTCTTCCCAAGTAGGCGCTTTCTCTCCTGTCGATGCAGTAGACGTTTCATAGCTTGCCGTTTTAGCTCTCATTTGCTGACCAACCCATTCAAGATTTGATAATTTTTCCGTTACTACTGCATTCATACCGTCACCTTACCCTATTTAAATATTGAACAACTGTATTGAGTGCCTTTGATCCAGAACACTTCTTGTTTTTCACACACCATTTTTGCGTTAATTAAGGTGCCACCGATTCCAACTACAATCATAAAGACCCCAATTAAAACCCAGAGAAACCCATAATCAGTTCTTCTTCCCATCACGCCACCTTCTTCCCGTTCATTCCCCAGATCAACATGCCTGCGTCACGTTGATCTTGATTCGTACGCCCTTGCCAGCCAGTTATCTTGTTAAACTCATCTGCATTGAGCTTTGATTTAGTTGGCTTCACCAGTAAAACTGCTAAGCCTAAAGCCTGTGCTATTTCTGCTAACAAGATGCCTGTTGCATGGTTCATCCCAACGCGTCTAGCAATCTGCTCATTCACTTGTCTTGAGTGACCACCACCTACTCTGAAGTTAGCCTTCTTATTTTCCCAACCTGCTTCAATTACAACTTTCTTGATGCTGTCTTGTTCATTTCTGAATAATTCAACAGTCTCAGGAAAGGTCAGATTCTTGAGCTGTAGATCATTCCCTAGAATAGCTACTCCCGACTTTTCCAAGTCAGGATCGATGCCAATGATGATTTGAGCCTTTTTGAATGTTGTCATAGCTCAATCCTATGGTTGGTTAGGCTTGCACCTTTTGAGATGGCCTCTTCTGCTTTCTTGCGATGTTCATCGTATTGATCCCCCTTGAGCGCTTGCTCTCCAACCAATTCATACTTGTTTGCGCCACATCCAAAGCAATGTAGAAGTGCATAACCATCTTTATCAGAAACTATTGCCCGCCATGGCTCTTTGCCACATTGTTTACACATGCCATTTATCATCGCTGCAATAGATTTCCCTTTCCATGCACCTAATTCTTGCTCAAGGAATTGCACCCGCTTTTGCAGCTCGTCACGCTCTTTCTTGATCTTTTTAAAGTGAACTTCATGACCAATCACTTCACCGTGATGAGATGCTTTAAGCTCTGTAATTTCTTGATGCAAATCAATAATTGCCTGAGCCTTCACACGGTTTAAGCGCTCAAGTTCTGCAATGCGCCCATGATTACCTTTTATTGTGGCTTTAAGCTCCTCCACTTTCGCTTGCTGTGACTGCTGACCAGCTTCATAGGCAATACGGCAACAATTGGCATGAAGGAGAACCATATTGCCTTGTGTGCCCAACCATTCGTTAAATGTTATTGGTTTATCCATCTCAAACATCCTCCACTTTGCAATTCGGCGAAATGTGGTTTTCTAGTTTGTCTAGGGTTTCTAATTCCCCCGAATTCGAGGGTTTATCAATGCGGTGACCTGCTGCGATTTCTTCGGGGGTGGCGTGGCGAATATCCGACTCAAAAGAGTAACTTTTTCGCCCATTTGGCATGAGCTGAACTTTTGTTATTGATCCTGACATCTCATAGATTTTGTACAGCCCTTTGTTAGAAAACTTAGGGTGAACTACATAATCCCCGACTTTAAACTCACTCATGGCTGGCTCCTTTACCGCATTCAATACACGTTCAACTGTGCGCTTAGCTGCTGCCTCTGCTTCGGCCTTTATCTTTTTACTTCGTTGCCATTGTTCAAGATTCATCCCCGCCTCCGTATATTGATTCGTAATCATGAATAGCTTGCTCTAATGCAGGTCTTTCAAATAATGTCGCGTACTTGCTGCCATGTTTATTGATGCGGCTTAGAATCTCTTTAGCTTCTTTAATACCGCCATCAAACGCATTAATTTGATCAATCGATTCCAGCAGGCGCTTGAGTTCTGGATACGTGAAACCCTTGCTTGTACGATGCCACATGCCGTTAATTACAGTGATTTTCATATCATCTGGACAGCCAAGATTATGTAATTGAGCCAACAGCGCTCTCGCCTTCTTTTCGCCATGCTCACGAATAAACTGCTCTGGTTTCATTGAGCACACTCCAAAATTATTTCTGCAAGTGCACAGTTAGCACATCCTTCTCCATTGCTTGCATCACGCAAATGAAAGTACCAATCCCCATTTTTATAAGCATTAACAATGATTTCTGCTGTTTTCTTCTTAACTTCTAGAATGTGAGTGTTTTCAGGAAATTTTATTAGCTTTCCATGCTCACCATGAGGACCTGCAGATATATCTAGTTCATGAATAACTTTCCTTTGACCAAATCTGTTTTTAATCTTCTGTGAAGTGATGATTACAGTGTTGTAGCAAAAGTTGTCATAGGTCCCGAGACCTTCAAGAAATTGCATTTCATCATTTACAGCTGAAGTAGTCTTGATCCACTCTCGCTCGAACACATCACCCAAAGTCAGCACATCTCTACATGAGCACTTATGGTTGCACGCCAACTCGGATAAATAACCTTCTTCTTTCACAATCTTTCCATTTTTATATAAAGTCTCAGTGATAACTTTTTGCTTAAGAAGTCCTGTAAGTCTTACTTGCTTTCCAAATTTCATACCCATCCTTGTAACGTTTAGTAATGGCTTCCTGCTTGAGCTGGTCTAGCATTTTCAGCTTTCTTAATTTCTCATAGAGGTTCGCTGCTGCTCTTGTTTCTTTATTGCGAGTGCCGAGGTTGTAATCTCTGCGGAGCTTCATCATTGATGTGTAATCTACAAATTCGATCATGCTTTCAGCTCCCCTTTAACATTCAGGATGTCTTTTGCGTATTGAGTTGCCTTGTAATGATTTTTCCCAACACGTTCGAAATATTTCCATTCAACAAATTTTTGAAGATTGCTGTAGATGGTTCCTCGATTGAAATCAAACACTAATTCCTTCACGTCTTTGACACTGAAAGGCGCTGATGCATGACAGCCAAACACGAGTAAGCTAAGCTGGTCATCAAAGTTTAATTTCTTTGTTCTATTTAAAGTTTTCATGCAGCCATTCCTTCTTCTCGAATAGTCACAAAACGGCAGATATCTAAGCGGTCCATAACTCGAACCACACCTTTCTTGCCATGACGATTTTTAGCAACGATTAATTCGGTGACACCTGACGGTAGGTCGTCTTCACCAATGATTGGATTCGCCAGAATGATTTGATCTGCATCTTGTTCGATCTGACCTGATTCTTTTAGATCTGATGCTTTAGGGCGCTTGCCTTTCTCAGACTCACGATTAAGCTGTGCCAATGCTATAACTGGGCAATCAAACTCTTTAGCAAGTGCTTTTAAATCACGGCTAATTGAACTTACTTCCTGGTAACGGTCTTTCTTACTTGGGTCACGAACCAATTGAAGGTAATCAATAACGATGCATCCTAGTCTTTTGTATTTGCGCTTAGCTTTACGTGCCCATGAATGTATTTCTGCAATTGTCGGCTTTTGCTTGTCTTCGATATGGATTGGCAAGGAACTGAATCGTCTTTGAGCATCTGCAAATTGAGCCAACATCCCATCAAATAATTCAGCGTTATGAATGTTGTCATAAGGAATTTTGGTTAATGCTGAGATACAGCGGTTTGTGAATGTCTCTACATCCATTTCCGCAGATACAACCAATACAGGCTCGTTGTATCGCACTGCTGTCTGAATAACTAACATTTGAGCTAGAGTTGATTTACCCGAACCAGGACGACCACCCACGATGCAGAAGTGTCCTTTTTGAATTAATCCAACCAGGTTATCGAGGTGAGTTAAGTTAAACTTTACGCCTGTGTACTGCTTGTTAGCTTTAGCCTCAGCCTTTTGGATTAAACGATCTGTAGCACGATTCAAAGCCTCTTCAAATGTGAAGCTGGTCTTCTCAACATCATTCGAAGTTTTCTTCCCGTCCAGGATGCTTTCTGCTGCAATGTGAACGTCAGGGATTGTTAAGTCTTTAGCAATCTCAGCAATGCTTTGACCAATATGCTCAACTTCACGGTGTGCCTTGAACTTGTTTAGTTCTGCAACATAAGACTCCAGGTTGTAAAAGCTTGAAGGCGCTTCGCTGCTCATTTGAAGTAAGTATTCAGAACCACCCATCAAATGAATTACGTTTTTTTGTTTAAGCTGCTGCTCAACCATAACGAAGTCATAAGGCTTGTTTTCATTAGCAAGGTCAGCAATAGCCTGGAAGATTTGCTTATGGCGCTCTGGAAAGAAGCACTCAACATCAAGATCGTTACTTACAACATCAAATGATTTGTCTACAGTCATCAATGCTGTAAGAACTGCTTGTTCCATAGGGATGTTATGAATATTCGACATTAC